CCATTATCTCTTCCTCACTGTGTTCGGAAGAGAGTTTGGTATTCGCCGAGGACGGCAACGCCACCGGCAGCACGGGAAAACCCAAGCGCTCGCCTCACGGCTCACGCCTGCCCGATGACTGGGTACCCAGTGAGGTTGATGTGTTGTACGCCACCCAGCAGGGTGTGGATGGACGCTACGAAGCCGAGAAATTCCGCGATTACTGGCGCAGCGTGGCCGGAGCCAAGGGGCGTAAACAGGATTGGGAGGCCACTTGGCGTAACTGGATTCGCCGCGCTGCCGAAGACAAAACCAGCTCCATGAAGCACGGATATCAACGCCATGAATACAATTCAAGACCTATGCGACTCGGCCTTGCAGATCAAGCCCGCGCCTTCCATAGACAATTTGACCTGCGTGACGGATCGCTCCAGTAACACCGCTTCCCTTGCGCAAGCCACGGTGATCCCGTTCCCCTGGCTGCGCCGCTTATGGGAGCGGATGACTGCGTTCTATGGCCACGCCTGGGTGAATGTTCATGGTCAGTCGGCCCAAGACGAAGAAGGCGCCCTGACCGTGGCTGGTGAAACCTGGCAGAAGGCGCTGGTTGGGCTGGAGGCGTCTCAGTTTGCGGACGGGTTGGCGGCGTGCATTGCTGAAGGCGGCGAGTTTCCGCCCAGTGCGCCGCGGTTCCGTAGCATGTGTTTAGGCGTCCCATCCCTGGCGGCGGTACGGAGTCACTTCACCGCAGGCACCACGCAACGCAATACGCCGTTTGTAGCCAAATGCTGGGAGTTCATCGACTCATGGAGCTATTGCCAGTCCAGCCGTGCTGAGGCTGATCGGATGCTGCGTGAGGCCTACGAGCAAGCGCGAGACTTTGTCATGCGTGGCGGCGTCCTGCCAGAGGTGCCTGTTGCCCTGATTGAGGCGCAACAGCCCGCAGCGCCCCAACCGGCCTCCCCTGACGTGGCTCACGCAGCGCTGGAGGAAATTAGCAGCATGTTTCATCACCCTGAGCTGGCCGCCCGTGAGGAAAAGCTCATGGCCGAATTCCACATCAGCCGGAATCAGGCGCATGAGCTGATTGAATCGGGGGTGGTATGAGCAAGGCGATGCCTATGGCTGCCTGCGCCATGGCAGGAGTGAAGCAGATGCAATCTTTAACATTGCCGTGGCCCTCCAAGGACCTGTCACCGAACGCACGGGTGCATTGGACACGGCGCAGCAAAGCCGTAAAACAGGCCAGAGGCTACGCCGAGGTGATGGCACGGCGTGCCGGATGGAGTGGCCTGTCACTGCCTGTTGAGGGGCGTCTGGATTTATGGATTAGCTTCTATCCGCCCACACGCTGTCTGCCTGACGATGACAACATGCTGGCGCGGTTTAAGCCGTACCGGGATGGCATTGCCGATGCCCTGGGCATTGATGACCGGCGTTTTGTATCGCATCCGTTGATTGAGGATGAGGTACGCCACGCCGGACAGGTGGTCATCACCATCACGGGCATCACGCAGCAAGCAAGCAACGGAGGGCCACGCCTGCACGCCCATCCTGCATTCTGATCCTCCCCATCCGTGGTGATGGCCGTGTGACCAACGTTTATTCAGGTGATGCCTACCTGAGCGCTATGAAGCGCCTGGTGACTGCTTCTGGTCACCGCTTTTGACGTAAAACCCACAGGACATCCGCCATGACTGATCCGCGACGCTTACTGGCTCGTTTGAACCCGAGCACGATCCGCTACGACACGCTACCTGGTGGAGTGCCTGAGTTGACAGCGCAAGACATTGCCCATGCCCTGGGGCTGGTGCCTGCGGGGTTGGGGCGTGAGGTACTGCAAGCGTGCTGGTGGCCGGATGGCGCAGCGTTGCGCCGTAGCCCCTTGCGCGATGCGGCGGTGGCCTTGGTGGTGCCGGAGATTCGACGGCAGCAGCAGCGCTTGCTGGAAGCGCGTACCGATGTGGGCATTGTCAAAGCGTGCATGGGGTGGACCCGAGTAACGACAAGCACACAGCAGGCGGCGCTCAGGCGTGCGCAGGAGCGGCTGGACAAGCTCAAAGCCCACCTGTGGCCGCAGGCGACGTTGGAGATGTTACCGGTACTGGTTGCGGCGGTGGTGGGTGAGCTGTCCACGCCGCAGTTATGCCCCTGCTGTCATGGTCGGGGGGAACGGCGTGTAGGGGCGTTGGTGAAGGTGTGCACGGCGTGCGGGGGCAGCGGTGCGGTTCCCGCCAGTGACCGCAAGCGTGCCGCTGCCCTTGGCCGGGACGAATCCACCTACCGCACGACATGGCGCGGCCTGTATGAGTGGCTGTTGGAGCGGATGGGTGTTGCGGAACGACAGGCGGCGACGCAGTTGCAAGAGGCATTGCACAGAAATGCCGCGTGATGGCTAACGCTGTACTTACCCTCACTTTCCATCCTGGCATTTGCATGATCTTGCAAAGGCAACCATCGAACGTATGAGTCAGGCGCTTTCCCGAGATGAGTTGTTAGGTGCAGTGTTAGTTAAATTAACTTAATTGTTTATATAAAAAAGCCTGGTAACATCAATTTATTATTTATACAATAATTTAAATGAACTACGAATTCGATTCTGCTAAAAGCAAAAGCAATCTTGACAAGCATGGATTGTCGCTCGCTGATGCCGATGGTTTTGAGTGGGAAACCGCCGTGGTTCGTGAAGACACACGTAAACAGTATGCAGAACCCCGTTTTGAAGCAAAGGGGTATATCGGCAACCGTCTGCATGTGATGGTGTTTTGCCTTCGTGGTGATGCTGTACGGGTCATCAGTCTGCGTAAGGCCAACTCAAGAGAGGTGAGAAGCTATGCCGACACTTAAACAGGGGACGATGATCCCCACTCACGACGAAACAGAGGTAATTAATGCGGGCATCGCCGCTGATGTAGATGCGCGTGAACTCGATAGCCAATGGCATAAGGGGGCCAAGCTTGCCTGCGAAGCATTCTCCCCTGAGATATACACTGCTTTGGTCGCCATGAAGCGCCCCCGAGGTCGCCCGAAGGCAGACCAAACCAAGGTGTTCACTGCCATTCGCCTGGATGCTGATCTGCTGGAAGCCTTCAAGGCCACAGGCAAGGGTTGGCAAACTCGTGTGAATGCGGCCTTGCGTCAGTTCATCGCCGAGCATCCGCTCAACCGATAAGTATCTGTAGCGATGCAACTACCCTGAGTCGTCGCGTAGTGTTGCATTGATACTGCAACACTTCCCCCCCTAATCTACGCGCCTGAGTGGTGCTATGTCCTCATCGAATGATTTACTCGCGCCCTGCCCACCTCAGCAGGGCTTTTTTTTATTCAAAGCCAGCGACCGCCTTCGGGCGGTTTTTTGCGTACTGGAGTCCCCCCATGCAGACCATTGGTGAAGAAGGCATTGCACTCATCAAGTTTTTTGAGGGTTGTAAGCTGAGTCCGTACACCTGTCCTGGTGGTGTGTTGACGATTGGCTATGGTGAGACGGGCAAGCACGTCGTACCAGGGTTGCGGCTTACCAATGAGCAGGAAGCAGATGCGCGGTTACGTGCACGCTTAGCGAAAGAATTTGAGCCGGCGGTACGGCGACATGTGAAGGTGACTTTGGCGCAACATCAATTTGATGCGCTGGTGTCGCTGAGCTTCAACATTGGTGTGGGCGCGTTTCACCGCTCGACGCTGTTACGCAAGCTTAATGCCGGTGATGTGGCTGGTGCGGCGGAGCAGTTTCATGTGTGGAAATGGGCGGGCGGTCGTGTGCAGTCTGGTTTAGTTCGGCGTCGAAAAGCCGAACGTTGGCTATTTGAAGGTAAAGATTGGCAGGCCGCATTAGCAGCCGAGCATGCGGCGGTGAAGAAGGCATCACGTGATTGATATTGCGGCGCTGCCTACCTGGTGGAAGGAGGCGTTTTATGTGTGCTTGGCGATGGCCACGGGGACGCTGAGTTATTTAATGCGTGCACTGGACGCTAAGGAGAGGCTGGCGGTTTCCCGCGTGTTGATTGAGGCGGGGATTGCGGGGTTTGTTGGTTTATTTGTGATGTGTGTGTGTGAATGGTTGGAGATGAGCCAAGCGTTCACGGTGGCGGCGGTGATTGCCTCCGGTTTAATTGATACACCACAGACCTTAGAGCTGATTCAGAACGTGATTGTGCCCAAGCTCGGCACGGGGAGAAGGAACACAGATGATCGTTAATACACTGCGCCGTGTGGGGCGAGGTTTGCCCAGTGTGCGGCTGTTGGTTGAGTACATGATGATTGGTGCGTTGGTGGCGTTGGTGGCACATGCAGTGCTGGCCTGGTCCGAGCGCAGTCAATTAGCGCAACGTGCGGCGCAGCTGGAAGGCCAGTTAGCGACGGTGGAAAGCACGTTGGATGCGCAGGTTGCGATGAATCGCGATCAAGATGCGGCGATTGCGCGGCTACGTGCGTTACGGGAGATCGACAGGCAGGCGATTGCGGGGCTGCATACGGATTTGAATCGGATCACGGTGCGCGACCGTGTGTTACGGCAACGCATCACACATTTGGAGCAACACAACGATGAGGCGAAAGCTTTTTTGGATATGGATGTGCCTGACGTGCTTGGGTGCTTGCTCGACGGGGGTTCCTGTCAAGCCAGTTATCGTCACGCAGACCCGCGTTGAGGTAATCACACCGCCGCAGGGGTTGTTGCAGCCGTGTGAGGAGCCGCCATTGCCGCGTGTAGAGACAGTCCGCGACTTACTGAGCCAGACGCTGGCATGGCGTTTGGCGTATGAGCAGTGTGCGGCGCAAGTGCGCTGTGTTGCGGCATGGGGACAGGCGGCCAGCGTCGGGCAGCTGTGGTCCGCAGATGGCTGTGGTGAAGAGGCCGAATGAGGCCAGTTTTTTTAGTTTTTTTCGTCTATTAAAAGAAGGGCGATGAAACGAAAAAAACGCGGATGTTTTATTTCTCCTAAAGAGATCGTTGATGGCAGAGACGGGAAGAAAGTCACATGTGCCAACGGATAAGAGTCGCTTGCTGGCGAAACAATTGACGTCGTTTGGCATACCGCATGCGGAGATTGCCTTGTTGATGCAAATCAGTGCGCCGACGCTGCGCAAGCACTACCGCGTGGAGTTAGATACTGGGCATATCCAAGCCAATGCAAAGGTGGCTAAAAGTTTGTTCCGGTTAGCCACGCATAGCACCAATCCGAATATTACAGCCATCATCTTTTGGCTGAGGACGCGAGCTGGCTGGAAAGACACGCAACGCGTTGAGGTGTCCGGTCGCGATGGGGAGGCGATTGAACAGAAGGTTGGATTGGCGTTAGTCGATGAAAAATAAATCGCCTCGGCCCTCAAGCGGCTTGAGGCTGAGTACTGAACAGGCCATTGATCAAGCGGTGATCAAGGCTAGGTGCGAAGCAGATCATTTATTTTTCACGCGGTATTTTTTCAAACAGCGTCAGCAACTGCGGTTTAGGGTGAATTGGCACCATCAGGTGATTGCTGGGGTGGTGGATGATGTGATTGCAGGGCGGCGCAAGGATGTGGTGATTAACGTGCCTCCTGGGTCGTCGAAAACGGAGCTTGTGGCGATTAATTTGATGGCGCGTGGGTTGGCGCTGAATCCGTATGCGCGGTTTTTGCATATTAGTTATTCGGATGATTTGGCGCTGCTGAATTCAGAGACGGCGCGGGAGATTGTGCAGTCTGATGAGTATCGTGCGTTGTGGCCGTTGGAGATTGCCGATGATGCCAAGTCCAAGAAGCGTTGGAATGTGGTGGTGGATGGCAAGAAAGCCGGTGGGGTGTATGCGGTGAGTCTGGGGGGACAGGTGACGGGGTTTCGTGCCGGACACATGGCCCCGGGATGGCAGGGGGCGATCATTATTGATGATCCGCTGAAGGTGGAAGATGCCTACAGCAAGACCGGACGCAGTAAGGCCAACCGTAAGCTGGTGTCCACGGTGAAGAGTCGTAAAGCCAGTCCGGACACACCAATTATTGTGATCATGCAACGGTTGGCGCAGGACGATCCGACGGGGTTCATCCAGTCTGGGGGATTCCCGGGGGCGTGGGAGTGTATTGAGATTCCTGCATTGATTGATGATGCCTACGTGTCCGGTTTGCCGGAGCAGGTGCAAGGGCAGGTGGTGCGTGATGTGCAGGACCAGGACGGACGCTACAGCTACTGGCCGTACAAAGAACCGTTAGCCGAGTTGCTGGCGTTGGAAGCCACGGATCGTTATGTGTTCAGTGGTCAATATCAGCAGCGGCCCAGTCCGCTGGGCGGTGGGATCATCAAAGGGGATCAATTTGGGCGCTATACGGTGCTGCCGCGCATTCTCTCGCGCACGGTGTATGGCGATACGGCGCAGAAGACGGCTGAGCGCAATGATTACAGCGTCTTCCAACTGTGGGGGTTGGGAGAGGACAAGCGTCTGTATCTGTTGGACATGATTCGCGGCAAGTGGGAAGCGCCGGAACTCAAGCGGCGGGCGATTGATTTTTGGAATGCGCATCGCGCCTACGACCATAAGGTTTCAGCGCCGATCCGTCAGATGAAGATTGAGGACAAATCTAGCGGCACGGGCTTAATTCAGGACATCGCCAGAGGTGGGGCTGGTCAGGGGCGTATTCCAGTCACGGGCATTGCACGTGTCACCGACAAGCTCACGCGGGTGATGGATGTGGTGTCCTACATCGATGCGGGATGGGTGGTGATTCCAGAGCAGGCGGGGTGGGTGAAGGATTTTGTGGCTGAGTGTGAAGCGTTCAGCGCCGATGGCACGCATGCGCACGATGATCAGATTGATCCGATGGTGGATGCGATTAATGATCTGCTGGCCAATCCGGCAAGTGATTGGAGTCGCTGGGTGTGAGTGGCCGCAATCGCAACAAGCGCGCCGCGCGGGCCAGATCCGGTGCGGCGCCTCAGCATGTCGTGGACACCTTGCAGAACCTGGTGGCCGGATTGGGCGATCAGCGCGACAAGATGAGCTATGGGCGGTACCTGCTGCCCCGGGTGATTGATCGTGTCGAACTGGAGGCGATGTACCGGACCAATTGGCTGGCGCGCAAGGTGGTGGATATTCCGGCCACCGACATGACGCGGGAATGGGTCACGTTGAATACGGCGCTGCACGCCGATGCGCTGGAGCCGATGCATCGTCTGGAACAGGTGTTGAACGTGCGCGCCAAGGTACGTGATGCGCTGGCCTGGGCCCGGTTGTACGGGGGTGCGGTGCTGTTTATCAATGTGCATGGGCAAGACCCGTGCTTGCCGTTTGATCCGGCCTCGGTCATGCCGGGGACCAGGCTATCGCTGACGGTGTTGGATCGCTGGCGGGTGGCGCTGGGCAGTGGTCAGATGGACCAGGACCCCTTGAGTGAGACCTACGGGCAACCGCGCTGTTATCAGATTGCCGGATCGGTGGAGCGGGTGGACCATTCACGGATGATTGCTTTTTCTGGGGCGGAACTGCCCTGGGAGGCATTCAGGGGGAACGGCTACTGGCATGACTCGGTATTGCAGGCCATGTATAACGCGCTCAGCCGCTATGACACCGCGACCCAGGGCACGGCGTCGATGTTTTTTGAGGCGGTGGTGGATGTATTGCGGATCTCTGGACTCAGCGACACGCTCGCCTCAGACCAAGGGACGCAAGAGGTACACAAGCGCTTTCAGTTAGCGGCCATGATGAAATCATTCAATCGGATGCTGCTGCTGGATGCTAAGGATGAATACACCCAAAAAACCAATCACTTTGCGGGTGTGAAGGATGTGATTGAGCAATTCATGATGGATATTTCAGGGGCGGCGGATATTCCGGCAACCCGGTTGTTTGGTCAGTCCCCCCAAGGCATGAACGCCACCGGTGACAGTGATATTCGCAATTATTACGACCGCATCAAGGCGCAGCAGGAGGATGAGCTGCGGCCTGTGCTGAGGGTGTTGTATGAGGTGCTGTTTCGGGCCTCTGTGGGGGAGTGTCCTCATGATCTGGAGATCCAGTTCAATTCGCTATGGCAGATGAGCCAGACAGAACAGGCAAGCATTGAGAAGCTGCGCGCCGAGCGTGATCAGATTTACCTGGCGCATGGTGTGATCGGTCCAGACGTGCCCTGTGCTGAGCTGCTGGAACAAAAAACTTATTCAAAGATCACCGAACGCGATGTGACGCTGGCGGCGGAACTGTCTCAGGCGATGGAGCCTCCAGATGTGTGGCCATTGGTGGAAACGACAGCATCGGCTTCCAATACATAGGCTGCGATTGGAATCATGCAATGGTCAGATAAAAAACCGGCGAAGCACTCACGCCGCTTTCAGTACGCGCATTTCCACATGCATCCCAGCCGCCGCAGCCATGTTGACCAGTGCATCCAAGCCGAACAGGTTGATTTTGCCGCGCATTAAATCTGACACGCGAGGCTGCGTGACACCGAACAGCGTAGCGGCTTGAGACTGACTCAGCGCAGCCGTTTCGATGTGTTGTTTCAGGGCCATCATGAGTGCGGAACGTAACTTCATGTTTTCGGCGGCTTCGGGAGTGTCCTCAATGGCATCCCACACACTTGTGAATCGCTCGTTGCTCATTGTCCTACCTCATTAAACAGATCACGGTAGCGTTTAGCCGCTACATCAAGATCGCCTTTGGTGGTTTTCTCAGTTTTCTTTTGGAAGCAATGCAACACATAGACAGCCTCGGGCAGCGTGGCGACGTAGATAACGCGGAAAGCGCCGTCTGCGTCACGGATGCGAATCTCGCGGACTCCACGCCCTACCGTAGGCATGGGCTTCCAGTCGTCAGCGTCGCGTCCGTTTTGCACTTGGTGAAGCTGGTACCCGGCCTCACGTCTTACGCTCACTGGAAAAGTGCGTAAATCGTCAAGAGCACTGCCTCTGAATTCAATCGGTTTGGCCCCTTCCATGCGCCATGATACAAAACTTTGTATGAGCGCAAGGATATCTTTGTCGGCCCACGGAATGTAGGTTCCAGATGTTGACATTACCGGAGCTACTGCGCTTGCAGGGACGCCGGGTCAAGAAGCGGCAGTTACGCCCGCCGCGACCCAGCCGCCACGCTGAGGCGATGTATAGGAACGAACTGCTGGCCTTGGTGCGGGTGCTGCACCAAGCAGTGCGGGAGGAGGTGCTGCCGGTGCTCAACGCATCGCAGCCCCACATGACACGTGATGCGCCTGACGGCAACGCCCCACAAGGCTATCTGGCCTCCCAGTTCATGCAGGCCATTGAAGCGGCCTTGCTGCGGGCGGCGTTGCGCTGTGGTGGCTTGCCTCAATGGGCCGAGCGGATGGCCGCCCAGCAGGTGCAGCGTGTGGACCGTCAGGTCGTACAGACGATTGGCAGCGCCGTGCGTACCGCCTTCGGCATCGACATCACGTCATTGATGCTGGCCCAGCAGGTGCGCACGCAGATACACGCGGCCCGTGCCGTCAATGTCCAGTTGATTACCTCCATTCAGCGACAGTATTTCGACAAGATCGGTACGGCCGTGTTGCAAGGCGTCATGCAGGGCAGACGCGCCAAAGATGTTGCCAAGGAGATTGAACAAATCACCGATGCCACGGCATCACGGGCCACATTCATTGCACGGGATCAGACATCAAAAATGAATGCCGCATTCAATGAAATCCGGCAAGTGGGGTTGGGGATTGAAAGCTACACCTGGCAGACCTCAGGAGATGAACGGGTGCGTGAGGATCATGCCGCCCATGATGGCACCGTCTTTCGATGGAGCGATCCCCCCGCGACGGGGCATCCGGGACAGGACTACAACTGCCGCTGTGTGGCGATTCCGAACGTGACGCTGGAAGGCCCTTGATGATCACCCTAGATGTCCAACTGACCCAACGTCGCAAGACGCCGGAAGGGTATCTGATCGTACCTGCCCGATTTGCGCGCACCGGCATACAGCACTATGCCGCCCACGAACTGGGGGTAAGCGATGCGGATCCCCAGCGGGTGATTCGCGTCTACCGACCGCCTGAAGAAGTGTTTGCTGCTGAGGCTATCGCCAGCTTTGATGGTCGCCCGATCACCGATGAGCATCCGGATGAGGAGGTGACCGCCGAGAACTGGCGCGCCCATGCGGTGGGCTTTGCCCGCAATCCACGGCGCGAAGGGGAGTATCTGGTGGCCGATCTCACCATTACCGATGAGGCGACCATCGAAAAGATTGAAGCTGGAAAACAAGAACTCTCCGGCGGCTACAGCGCTGAGTACGACTGGACCCCGGGCCTGACGGCTGAGGGAGAACCTTACGACGTCAAACAGATCCGGATCCGTGGCAACCACATTGCCACCGTTGCCGCGGGCCGTGCTGGACCCCAGTGCCGCGTGGCCGATCGTGACATTGCCTTACCCCCACCCTTTGGAGAACACCCCATGACCAAACGCCGCATTAGTGTTGACGGTATCAGCCTGGAGCTTGAAGAGACCGAGGCCAGCGCGGTTGAACACCTGGCGGCCAAACTCAAGACGGCCACCGAGAAAGTGGATGCCCTGGAAGAGGATCTGCACGCCGCCCAGGCCCCCATCAAACTGGACAGCGGCCAAGCGCTGACCAAGGAACAGCTGGTGGCCAACATAGCGGACCTGTCCAAGCAATTGGCGGCGCTGGAAGCGGCCCGCGCTGCGGACGAAGACCCGCAACAGCGGGATCAAGCGATTGAAGCCATGTCACGACAGATCGGCGATGCGCGGCGGCTGGTGCCGGGCCTGGTGACCGACGGCAAGCCGTGCAGCGCAATCCGCCGTGAAGTGGTCAGCCGTCTCCACCCCACGTATTCGGCCATGATTGACACCTTACTGCACGGGGTCCGTGTGGCCGATGCCGCGCAGACGGCGGTGGACCTGGCGTTTAACGTTCTGGCGTCCGCGCCGGTGACGGCTTCGGCAGGGCTGGCTGCTGAGGCGGTGAACGAGGCGTTACGGCGTCAGATCGTCAAGACATCGGATGCCGACCTGGACCCGCGAGCGGCGTATATCCAGCAGCTCACCCACGCCACCTATAGCACTTCAGCACCCTAAGGAACACGCATGTCCGGAATTGACTTATCCACCTATGGTGGGCGCTTACTTGATCTTGGCGTTGCGGGGCAAGTGATCGACTTGAACACCAGCGGCCTGTGCAACTACAAAAACGCCGGAGAAACCCCGATTGATTTTGGCTTATTTGTGGCACGCGGCCCCAAAGACGCCACCTGCAAAGCCCCCGATGGGGCAGATGCCGCCATCCTGGGGATCAGTGTCCGCCATGTCACGATGGTGGCTGATGCGGCCGGACAGGTCCGCTATGCCCCCCATGCGATGGTGCCGGTGTTGGAGATCGGTCGCATCTGGGTGATCTGCGAGGATGGCTGCCGCCCGGATGATCCGGTGTTTATCCGCATTGCGGGAACGGGGGCCTGGGGCGCGGCCCGATCTGCCGCCATCGCTTCAGACACCATTCCCTACCCCCAGGCCATCTGGGATAGCACGAGCGCCCCCGGAGCGCTGGGCGTAATCCGCATTCTTAAATAAGGGACCTGCATGAACATGATTGACATACGCCGCCGTCAGATAGCCGATGCGTTGAACCCGATGTTGCTGACCGATGCACGGTATCAGACCTGTGATGCCACCCAAGCGCTGGCGTTTTTGGTGTCGCAACTGACCCATGTTGAATCGACGATCTACGCCCGCCAGCGCCAAGGCATCCAGTACCGGGATTTGGTGCCCATCAGCACCGAAGCGTGCGAGTACGCCACCTCGGTGACCTATCAAATGTATGACTATTCCGGACGGGGCAAGCGGCATTCTGGACGGGGCGAAGATATTCCGACGGTCGATGTGGCCTACGCACAAAAGAGCGTGCCTGTCGTGTTGGGCACCATTGGCTACGATTACACCACCGAGGAACTGCGCCAATCGGCCTTTCTGCGTAAACCCCTCAACACCGCGCGGGCCGATGCGGCGATGGATGCCTATGAGCGCCATATCAACGATGTGGCGTTGTTTGGTGAGGACGAACTCACCGGCCTGTATACCCATCCTGGCGTGCCGGTCCTGTTGAACACCGCCGGACCTTGGATCGGTCAATCGCCCGCCCAGGTGCTAGCCTTGTTCAACGCCCTGATCTCCAGCGCTTGGATGAACACCCACTATGTGGAGATGATCGATACCGTTCTCTTGCCTGGTAGCGTGATGAACTATCTGGTGTCCACCCCGCGCAGTGACAACAGCGATAAAACCATTCTGCATTACGTGCTGGAAAACAACATTGCCAAAGCTGAGCGTGGCCTTGATCTGACCGTCCGCACCGGCTACGGCTTAGAGACGGCAGGGGAAGGCGGCACGACCCGCGCCATGCTGTATACGAAGAACCCCACCAAGCTGGTGCTGCATCTGCCCATGCCGATCCGGTTTTTGCCCCCGCAACCCAAGGGCCTGACGTTTGATATTCCAGGCGAATACAAATACAGCGGCGTGGAGTTCCGTTATCCCAAGTCCGCCCTGTATGCCGACGGCATTTGAGTCTGAGGCCACACACATGACACCAGCGCCCTGAGGCGCTTTTTTTTGGGAGAACGCAGCACCATGACCACGATCATGCTCAAGAACACCCGCAGCTGTGATGTCACCCTGGATGGCGTGACGATCCAGGCCGGACGCACGCAGGCCCTGGAGGCCGCACACGTGGAGCAGCTGCGGCAGCACCCTGGCATTGGCCTGTGGTTTGACAATGGCTATTTGGTGGAGCAGCAGCAGGAGCCGGTCCAGCGGGAGGAACAGCAGGAGAAGCCGCTCCAGCCGCACAGCCCCCCTGAGGGGGCGGGCCCACCCAACAGTGAAGGGCAGGTTTCTGGTGAAGGGAGCGCGGCTGTCCTTCCGGGGACCGGCAGCCATGACAGCACGCCGGTCAAATCTGGCAAACCCGGAAGGAAGGGATGATGTCCGAGTCACTGACGCTTCACACGTTCCTGGCACGCTATCCGGAGTTTGCCACCCAGCCCCCGGAACGGGTGGCTCAGGCCCTGGAGGATGCCCATCCCTGGCTGGACGCGTCCCGATGGGGAGCGGCGTATGCGCAAGGAATCGCGAGCCTGGCGGCCCATTTTGTGTGGTCCACCCCAGGGCTGGGCGACAGCGCCGCCACCACAGGCGCGGTAGTGTCCGAGCGGGCCGGTGATCTGCACATCAGCTACGCGGCGCTGCCCTCTGACAGTGCCAGTGACGCTTGGCTAGCCACCTCGGTGTATGGACAACGTTACCTGGCGCTGCGTCGGATGATCGGCCTGGGGGCCTTGGTCGCCCCATGAGTGCGGTCACGATCCTTCGGCCCGCCGATCCCCAAAAGTGGAAGGCCCTGGCGCAGCGGCTTCAGACGCTGGGGGAGCGCGCTGTGGTGGTGGGCATTCCTGCCGCGCACAACGCCCGGACGGAAGACGGGATCGGCTCGGCTGGACTGTTGGCGGTGCATGAATTGGGTGCACCAGAGCGGGGCATTCCGGAACGCTCGGTGGTGCGGCGTTCCATCAGCGAACATCAGGACAAGTATGTGGCCCTGCACAGGCAGCACCTGCGCGCAGTGCTGCGTGATGCGATGACCGTAGAAACCGCCCTGAACCTGCTAGGGACGGTGGCCGCCGGTGATGTCAAGGCGACGATTCGTCACGCGGACTTACCGCCGCTGAGGCAACAGACCATTCAGCGCAAAGGCTCCAGCGCCCCGCTGATTGACACCGGGCAGATGCTCCAGTCGATCACCTATGAGGTGCGCGATGCTGAAGATTAGCGCGCTGTTTGGCAATCCACGCTTTGCCCAGACCGTCACGGTACACCGTGACCACGGGCACTATCGCGCCGATGGCACCTGGATCCAGGCCAGCGTTGCGCACCCTGTGCGAGCGATCCTGCATCCGGTCAAACCCGATGACCTGCAATTGCTTCCAGAAGGGCAGCGCTATTTTCCCTCCAAAAAAATCATGAGCCAGCACGCGCTATGCGTCGGTGATCTGGTGCACTACCAGGACACCACCTGGCGCATCGTGCAGCTTTCTGACTGGTCCGAGTATGGCTACTACCACGGTATCGCCGTTCGACATGACGGGACTGCGCAACCTGCTGCGGATGCTTTTGGCCTTACCTGAAGGAACCGTCCGCCCTGCCGACCAAGCCGCCCCCTGTGGAGCCGCACCGTTTGTGACGGTGAAGTGCGTCAGCAGCACCCCATTGGGGGCGGCGCGTGTCGACACTGACGGAGCGCAGCAAGTGATCACCTGCACCTACCTACACCAGATCAGCGTCAATGCCTATGGCGGCGACGCCTACGCCCAACTCTTGCAGGCCCGTGCGTTCCTGTCCTGCGAAGCAGGCATGGCGGGGCTGCGGGCACTGCGGGCGGGCCTAGTATCCGTCAGCGCCCCCCAGGACCTGACCGCCATTGTGGGCGGCGGCTATGAAGCCCGCGCCCGGATCGAATTACAGATCACCCACCACCACCGTGTGGTGACCACCCTGGCGGCTGTGGACAGCGCAGACATCCATATTCACACCCGCACCGGTCACATCGCCAGCGTGACCATGACGGCACCGGAGACCCAGTAAATGGCGCTAGCGCTTTCAAACATTGTCACTGTGCAACTCAATGGACAGCCCCAGTCAGCACCCCGTCGTGACTTTGGGATGCTGGCCGTGTTCACCCCCGAAGCGGGCAGCGTGTTTGTCGATACCAAAACACGCTTCATGTATGCCAGCACGCAGCAGCAGGTGGAACACGCCTTTGGCAGCTACTCCAAAACCGCAGCCGCCACACGTCGCTTTTTTGCACAAAGCCCCCGCCCCAAACAGCTCATGGTGGCGCGCTGGAATCGATTTAAACAACACATTGCCGCCTCCCCAACGACACTCACCTCCGGGCCGATTGCTCAGGCCGATACGTGGTACAAGGGCGTGGATGACGGCTGTTTTTCCATCCGCATCTATGGTGTGGATGTCACCTTATCCAAGCTGAATTTCACCACGGCCACCTCATTCTCCCAAGTGGCGACGGTGTTGAATAAGGCACTGGATGAGTTTGGAGTGAATTGCCGATTCTTAAATGACTGCTTTGAACTCTATGCTGCCGTGGCCGGAGGAAATAACGCCATTGGCTATGCACAGCAGCGCAGTCCCTCTGGCACCTATGTCGGGCACTGGCTGAAGCTTGAAGCCGATCAGGCCCGCCTGAACATCGGTAACAACGCTGACACCATTGAGGCCGAGACATTACCGGATGCCTTTGCGGCCTTGCAGGCACTCACCACCGGCTGGTATGCCGCCGCAGTGGCCGATGAGACATTGACAGACACGCAGATCCGATCCGCCTCCACCTGGATCCAAGCGGCAGACAAAAAAATCATGGGATGGACGACCCGTGATCCGGCGCATTTGGACTTTAAAAAAACCAATGTGTTCAGACAGCTCAACGCATCAGGGTGTGATCGCACCGTGGTGCTGTACGACACCACGGACCCCTACGCGGTGATCTCGTGGTTGGCCCGTGCCTTGTCGGTGAACTTCAGTGCCAACAACGCCGCCCTGACCATGAAATTTAAGCACCTGCCCGGCGTGGCCGCAGATCAATTGACACAGACCCAGGTGGCCCAGTGCCTGCGTTTAGGCATCAACTATTACGCCTACGTTGATGATGTGGCGATGGTGGCCGAAGGCACCTGTCTTGGCGGGCGCTTCTTTGATGAAGTCCATCTGCTGGATTGGCTGGTGGATGCGGTGCAAAAGGAAGTGTTTGCCGTCCTGCATCGCAGCCCAACGAAGGTGCCGCTGACGGATGCAGGCACCCACCTGCTGATCGCGGCCTGCAAAAAAGTCTGCCAAGAAGGGGTCCGTAACGGCGCCTTTGCCCCTGGCCTCTGGAACGGGCAGGCCCTCGGTGCGCTGGCCACCGGCGATTACCTGGACGCTGGTTTTTATGTCTGGGCCGATTCAGTGGACACCTTATCGACCTCTGATCGCCAAGCACGCCGGGCACCGCCCATCCAGATCGCCGTGAAGCTGGCCGGTGCCATCCATGCGGTGGACGTCATCATCAACTTTGACCGATAAAGGAATCCCATGTCCGTCTTCGACCCCAAACAAGTGTCGGTGCTGCTCAATGGAACCCAGATCAAAGACTGGGCCGATGGCACGGACGTCATCGACGCCAAACACAATGCCGATGCCGGTGCCTACACCATCGGGGCCAGCGGCACGGGCGTGTTTGTCGCCAACGC